CTCGCTCAGTCGCGGAGCGGATGGTCGAAGCTGAAGAAAAAGCGGCACGACGCGAAAAGCTCATAACTACTTACAGGAACTCACAAGACCTTTACGAGACACCGGAAGAGGCTGAAGCTGTCGCGATCGTTCTCGGTTGCGAAGGTCATCACACGCACGAGATCGAGGGCGAGACCTTCTACATGCCCTGCGCGGAAATGTCGGCATATACCGAACTAACAGGACAGGTCCACACCGGAGAAGACGATCCGACTCTGATTGACGAAAAAGCCGTCGAAGATGTGGACCTGAAACCTACCGAGCAAATGGCCGCTCTCGCCGAGCGGGGTCTTCGACTGCGGAAGGAGCACGGACGAGGCGGTACCGAGGTCGGCGTTGCTAGGGCGCGAGACATCAAGAACCGCGAGAACCTGAGCCCGGAGACCGTAGGACGGATGGCGAACTTCTTCAGCCGTCACCGGGTTGACCTTGAAGCTCCGGCAGCTAATCCCACCCATGAAGACTATCCCTCGGCAGGCGTGATCGCGTGGCTTCTTTGGGGCGGTGACCCGGCGAATCCAGACGAAGCCGGGACAGCTTGGGCGAACCGCAAGCTCGAAGAACTTGAAAGAGCACGAGAAAAAGCACCGGGCGATCGAGTATCGGCGACACCTGCCAAGCCGAGCGAAAGAATCGAAGGGTCGGAACAGAATCCGGAAGGATCGGCATCAGGGTCACGCGGCGGAATCGAGATCAGCGAAGCGACCGAAACCGCACTCCGGAACAAAGTCGAAGAACACAATGAAAAACACGGCGACAAGAAAGGGAAAAAAGTAGACCTCGGGATGCTTAAGGCGGTCTACCGACGCGGGGCCGGAGCCTTCTCGACATCGCACCGCCCAGGCATGAGCCGCCAACAGTGGTCGATGGCTCGTGTAAACGCCTTCCTCTACCTCGTCCGCAACGGTCGACCGAAGGACGCGAAGTATGTCGGCGATAACGACCTCCTCCCGGCAGGTCATCCGAAGAAGGAAGACAAAAAGGCGAAGTGGCTCGACTGGGATATGCCGGGGTGCGGATGCAAGAATCATCAGGCGAAGGTTTACGAGTGGCCGGAAGAAACGAAGTGGTTTCGGCTCTCGGTCGAGGGTCTGATGGACGACTTCGAGCGACTGAGACCGAAGGCGAAGGGCGACGAGCCAGACGCCGACGACGACATCCGAAGCGGCGAGCGGAAGACGCCAGCGATGGCAATCGCGGCCGTTGTGAAAGATGGCCTTGAGACCGTTCAGAAGCGGCTGATCCAGGCCCTTAAGTCGGGGGAGATCAAGCCGACACCGCAGAAAGCAGCAGGAGGAGAAGCCGCAATAAATGCGATCCTCGCGGACTTGGTAGGGGCGAAAGGAAAGATGATCGAAGATCTAAGCGAAGCGATCCGCTCGGCTTCGATCAGCGGCGGATCCGTCGGAGCCGCTCGAGTAAACGAGATCCTCGGGCAAGCCGGACGCTCGAAAATCTCAACTCCTGAACTATCGGAAGACTTGAAAAAAGCAATCGCGGACCGCGCTGAAATTATCACAGAGAGCGTGATCGATGCAACCGTCGATTCGACGATCGACAGCATTCAAGGTGATTTTTCAATTGCAAAAGAAATAGAACGACTTCAGACGGGGTACGGATTCAGCATCGAACGAGCCGAGACGATCGCCCGAACGGAGTCGGCAAACGCTTATCACGAGGGCCAGATTGATACATGGAAGGAAGCCGGAGTGGTGAAAGAGAAAAAGTTCTTGAAAGCTCCGGGAGCTTGCGAGTTCTGCGACGCGGTAGATAAAGCTTTCGGAGCAGGTGGGAAAGGGATCGGGGTAGACTCCCCGATGGTTCGGGCCGGTGTTTCTATCCGCGCGGCAAGCGGTAAAACACTAACACCGAAATTTGACTCACAGGGCATCGTCCACCCGAACTGCCGATGCGACTTCATGCCCGTTCTGGAGGATTTCTAATGCAGAAGAAGACGCTGGAGGCCCTCGTCGCAAAGGGCGACGGTATCAAGGTGGACGCCACCATCACGACCGAGACGATCGACCGCGATGGCGAGGTCCTGATTTCGCAGGGGATGGACGCGAGCGAGTACGAGAAAAACCCCGTGGTCTTCTACAATCACGACTACGCTCAGCCGATCGGGAAGATCACCGACATCAGGCGAGCCCAGGGCAAGATCGACGCCTCTATCGAGTTTGCTCAGCGGCCAGAGGACTTCAAGGGCTCATACTTCCCGGAGTTCGTTGAATCTCTTGTAGATCAGGGGATTGTAAAGGGAATCAGCGTGGGATTCGTTCCTCTGCCCGGCGGAGTGCGGAAGGCATCAACGAAGGACCGTGAAGATTACGGCGAACACGTTCGGCAGGTCTATTCTAAATGGAAACTCCTCGAGGTGTCGGTCGCTCCTCTTCCTGCTAACGCCACGGCCCTGGTATCGGCAGTGCGGAAAGGTGTCGTTCGACTCGAAGACGCTGAAAGATGGCTCGGGTACGAACTACGACCGAAAACAATATCGATTTCGGTTCCAAAGAGGGGCCGTCTTTCGACCCTTTAAACGTCGCCTTGATTGGATCCGGACGCAGAGCCGAAAGGGCTGGAGCGGTGGACCTTGGGGCCATATCTTAGCAACTAACACAGAAACCAAACTAAGGAAAACACAATGCGAATGCTCACACTCGAGCAGGTCCAGAAGGACCTCCAGAACCTCGCCGATCAGGTCGGCGCGGACGGCTTCGTTCACGCAAAGGCCCTGTATATGGAAAAGGTCGCGGTAGTGGATGAAGATGGAAAGCCGATGAAGGCTGACGAAGTGGAAGTCGTCCTCATGCCGAAGATGGTAGAAGACGAAGAAGAAAAGGCCGACAAGGACGAAGAAGAAAAGGCCAACAAAGCAGACGAGGATGACGACATGAAGGATAAGACGACGCCAAAGTCGATCACCCTGAACCGGCGGAAGGCCGTCGCCCCGGCGACGAAGATGGTCCCGGCCATTCACCGCCCGAAGATCTACTCGAACCTGAAGAACTTCAAGGACGACAACAACGGCGAAGCCGTCGAAAAGGCTATGCGATTCGGCCACTGGCTGCTCGCTTCACGCGGCAACCGGAAGAGCCTGAATTTCTGCGAGTCGAACGGGATCGAGGTCAAGGCTCATACCGAAGGCGTAAACGCTGCCGGTGGCTTCTTGGTTCCGGAAGAGTTCGAAAACGAGCTTATCTCTCTCCGTGAACAATTCGGTGTATTCCGTCGGGAAGCCCGTGTACGTCCGATGTCTTCGGATACTCTTAGAATCCCGCGTCGGTCTGCTACCCTTTCCGCCAGCTTTGTAGGTGAAGCTACCGCCGGTACCGAATCAACTATGACCTTTGAAAGCGTCTTGATGGTCGCTAAAAAAGCGATGGTGCTGACAACCGTTTCAAGCGAGCTCAATGAAGATGCTTTCGTAAACCTTGCAGACGACGTAGCCGGTGAAATCGCTTACGCTCTGGCGAAGAAGGAAGACGAATGCGGATTCACGGGAGACGGCTCTTCGACTTTCGGAGGCATCACCGGTGTTATCCCAGCCCTCGAAGCTGGCACAAACGGTGTCACTTTCTCCACGACCGCTGCAGGTCGTGACGATGTGACCGACCTTACAGACGCAGAGGTCTCCGCGTTTATGGCTTTGCTGCCGCAGTTCGCAGACAGTCCGAACGCGAAGCTATACATGCACAAGGGAACCTGGCATGCCGGTTTCGAGCGGCTGCTCGCTACTAATGGCGGAACCAGCGGCCGTGAACGTGCTGAGGGCTTTGCCGGTCCGACGTTCTTGGGCTATCCGGTAGTTTTCTCTCAGGTCATGCCGAACATGTCGAGCTCGGCCGGTCTTTCTGCGGACGGCGTAGTCGCATTTTTCGGGGACCTCTCGCAAGCCGCGTCCTTCGGCGACCGTCGCCAGACCGAGATCCAGATCAGCGACTCGGCTCTGAACGCTTTCGAGCAAGACGAACTCGCTATCCGTGGAACCGAGCGATTCGACATCAACGTCCACGATGTCGGCTCATCAACCGAATCCGGTCCGATCGTCGGGCTTAAGCTGGATATCGCCTGATCCTGAACAAGTACCAGAGGGGCCGACTTCGGTCGGCTCCTCGTTTCAAGAAAGACACCAATGAACCATCTTGCAAATGTGAAGGTCGGCGACCACCATACCGACTCAATCTCGAGTGGAACGCTCGCAACAACCGCCGTAGATACGAAGGGATTCGATAGTGCTTTGATCATGATTTCCGCCGGTGCTGTGGGCGGCGATCTCTCCGCGATTTCTGTTGCGCATTCAGACGCCAGCGATATGAGCGGATCAACTAACGCCGTAGTCTTCCAATCGACCGCAGACTCAGGCGGCACTACTAACGCTCTGGCCGACTTTGACGCAAACGAATCAATCCTGATTTCGGTTGATCTTGAAGGCAAGGGCCGATTCATCAAGACAACACTCACCGTAAGCGCGGCGACTGACATCTCATGTACGACCCTCCTGGGACGTGCCAGCGAATCACCGGCTGACACCGCTGCCGGTCACGGAGTGGATTTTCACTTCAACGCTTGATCTCTTCTTTCTTTCCGGGAGGTCGCCGTCTTCATGGCGGCGACCTCCAGTTCTATCAGGGGAATTAGTATGGCCGTCGGAACTCATGCAATCACCTCGCTCGAGAATCTTAAAGCGTTTCTCGGATTGACGGGGACATCCGACGACGTGATTCTCGAACAGTGTATAGACCGAGCTACAGCAATCATAGAGAGCTACTGTGATCGGAAGCTTAAAGCCCGAACGTTTCACGAATTCTTGATGCCTTTCGGTGATCGTACGGTAAAAACCGAAGAATTTCCGATTGTATCGATCGACACGATTGCGTTCGGTTCCCAAACGTCTTTTAGCATTTCAAGCGATACGGCATCCACTGACGTTGTGGCAACTGTCGGATTTGATGGATCCACGCTTCGTCTCTACAAAGTAGCAAGCAACGGAACCGAGACAACGGAAACTCTCGCCGCTTCATCCTTCGCCACCACGTCAGCCATCGTGACTCAGATAAATTCAAGCGTATCGGGCTGGTCTGCGACGCTCACCAAGAACGCATACACCCGGAGTCTTTACAGATTCGGCGGTCGCGGAGTAATTGACGCACACGCCCGGCTCGAGTTTCCACGAGATAATGTTTCCGAGTACCGTGTAGACTTTGAGACCGGGCGGATTCACATTACCGCCGATCGCTTCCCAGGGATTAGGGAAGATGACGCAAGGGCAAACCGCTTCCCGGCTGGATTCTTTCCGGTCTTTGTTCAATACAAGGCAGGGTTCGAGACTGTACCCGACGACCTAGAACAGGTCGGGCTAGAAATAGCAGGCGACATATTCAGAGAACGTCTTCAAGACCGCACTCTGCAACAAGAGAGCCTCGGAGACTATAGCTATACGCAGGCGGCGATCGCCGACCTTCTGGCCGAGAGGGTCGCCAAGCTCGACCACTACAAGGAGATCCGGTGACGGTTCGGAGCCTAATCACGAAGTTCGGGAAGACCCTCACCATCCTCTCGAAGTCCACCGGGACGCTCGACTCCTCCGGCGGTCGCGTCGAGTCGTGGGGAACCTCGACCGGCGCGACCGGCTTCGTCCAGGTGCGATCAGTGACGGACGATATTGCTGGCGGGGCCGAGCGGTCCACCCGAAGGGCGACGATCTATTTCAGAGGCAAGCCCAACATAACTGTAGCGGACCGTATTTCCTACGACGGAACGACATGGGAAATATCGTCGGTTCGGGTTCCCCAAGAGCGTACAAACTCGGACGCTTTGTGTTTCACGATTGTGGAAGCTGCGGAGGTATTCGGATGAGAGCGAACGTGCGTGACAACTTCGACTCGGATCTGATTTCTAAAATTATTGTACAAGAAGTGACCCGCGCCTTGAACCTGACAGCTGAAGCAATAGCCGGTGGCGCGGCTGGTGCTCGGGCAATCGGTATCCGGAGCGTATTCAAGCACGATTCAAAGGGCACCGGCAAGCCGTCCCCGAAAGGAACTCCGCCAGGTGTAGATACCGGAACGCTCAGAAGGTCATTCAGAACGAAGCCAGCGAAGAAAATGGGGAAGACGCTAAGAGTTTCCGCAGGTACTGACGTGGACTATGCGATCAAGCACGAGTTCGGAATCCGAACCCCGAAGCGTCCATTCATGAAACAAGGGATAGATTCTGCCAAGCCGTATGTGAACCGGTTATTCGCGGCACTCGGTCCGAAGATAAAGGCCAGATGCAAGCGGGAAGCGGGGCCGATAAGGTGAGCGTGGACATAACTCGAGCTTTTTACACTGCTATTACAGCTGACACCGGCGGAGGAACAAATCCCGTCCGTAGTTCGGTAGGAGACCGGATATTCGCCCTTGAAGCTCCAGCGTCTTCCGCGCTCCCTCTTCTTGTGTTTAATGTGTCCGGCTCCACCGTTGCGAACTACTTCGGAGGCGAGTCGATGGTCCAGGCGAGCGTCGATGTATCGATCTTCGGTAAGACGGAGGGAGGAGTCGATGCCCTCGCTCTGATAGAGGCGCAGGTCTTCACCCTTTTACACGATGAAACCGTAACCGGCCTACCTAATCTCGACCGGGCCGTGATCCGGTCCAGTTCGAGGGGAACCCCGACCATCGAGGGTGAGTATCTTCGCGTAGATTCGACTTTCATAATCGAGGGGCTGGACTCCTCAGCCAACTCTTAGGAGATTACGAAAATGACCATGCTCATCGGATCCGACGGGTCCGCCACTTTCAGCGGAGACGGCTTTGGGGCCAAGCTCAACACGTTCTCGGCCACGCTGACCAGGACAACCCAGATCGTGACCGGCTTCGGTGACACCTCGCAGCGTCGCCGGGCTTCCGGCGTTTTGGACATCACTGGTTCGGCTGGTGGGACTCCGATCAAGGACGAAGCGAACGCATCGCCGCTCGGAATTACTGGTACCCTCGGCGGTGTCGGAGCGTCTTCTTCCGCTCTCGTCCTCAAGTTCGCAGGATCTGACGACTGCACCCTAGGTTTCGACGCTATCGTGAACTCAGTCGCTTTCGCAGTGACTCAGGATGGCGCGCAGACTGTAACGTTCAATTTCGAGATGGACGACGCGAACGGTCCTGACGTGGCTTGGGATGAATCGTGACGGTGACTCCTGCGACCCTCGCGGCGAATGGACTGATCCGACCATCCTCGAGGGTCTGGAGAGTTCGTCTCGTCTTCACTGACGGAGCGGAGCGGGTGGTCTGCATTTCGCCCGGTCGCATCGACGAACAAGAAGCGGTGAAGCGGGCCAAGCGTCACGCAGGGATTCTTGACTCCAGCATCCTTGACCGAGTAGAGGCGGAGAAGGTACAACGGGAAATCCAGGCTACGCCTTTCGGCGTGATTCAGAAATAAGGAGCCCCGATGCAACCGATCCCCGTCACCATCTCCGGAGAGACCATCCTCGTTCCCCGTCTGAAAGTACAGCAGATTATCGACCTTCAGGTTTTGCGACATGAGCGGGACCGTTTGGAACTCATTAAGGATCTTGAAGATTCCGGGGTTCCATCTGACGAACGTCTTGAACGTCTGAGAGAACACCGCAACCAGGCGGGGCTTGCCTCTGTAATCGTCCGATCAGCGTTTACGATTCAAGGAGCACACCAGATTATCCGGCTCGCCATGGATGGCGAGTTTCCGGACTCGTTTGGCGGCCTTGAGCCAACAGAAATATCTAAGATTGCACTGAAATGCATAGGACTAAATCTCGACGAATTCGAAGACGATGAAGACAAAGGCGAAGGTTGGGCCGAGGGAAAGGCATCTCCGACTACAGAAGAAGGTGGGTCCGTGACGGCTCTTTGATCCTCCGAAATTTTCAAGGCATCGGGAACCCTCTACAACTCCCGATCGACGAATTTAACGAGTATCTCGCTTTGATACTCGACCAGCAGCAGGAGCACACCGCGCCGGGTGGAACCGCTCCAGGAAATCACCGCTCTTATGTGGACGAGCAGATGAGGCGGATACATGGCATCTGAATTTAACCTCGAAGTCGCGATAAATGCGAAGATGGACAAGTTCGAATCGGATATGCGTCGCGCCGAGCAAGCGGTGGATAAATCGACGCAATCGATGGAGAACAACATCAAATCCACTGGCGATGCGTTTGACGGAGCCGCTGAATCGAGCGAAGGTTTCGCGGATAAAGCCGTCAAAGTTCTAGCGGTGATGGGTGCTGTCGAAGGTGGAATAAAGGTACTGAATGCAGGACTTGAAGGTATGAAAGCTGCAATGGCAGCAGCAGAAGGTGATACCGAAGCCCTGAACACAGCTCTTACGTCAATGTCGGACTTGGCAAAATCTCTGCCGTTTGGACTTGGGGCGATTGCCTCGGCTATCGAAGGGCTGGCGGATTCAATGATGGGGGTGACCGAAGCAGAAAAGGAAGCACTGGAATCGCAGAATCGCCTTGCCGCTGCTCAACGTACTTTGAAAGCTGCCGAGAAGTTTAACCAGACCCTCGAAGACGGGAACTCCGATCTTCGTGACAGGCTTGCTCTACTGCACGCAGAAGACGAATTCGCCAGGAGGCACAATGCTCTCACAATTGAGCGATTCAAAATGGAAAGAGAACTCGAAAAGCTTATGTCGGATGCTTCTGAAGCAGTAGGACGCAGGCGCGTTTTGCGACAGAGTGAAATCGAGGAGCGTATGCGGTTAATTGACGAAATAATTGACAAAGAAAAAGAACTCAACATGATAGCCGGTGACAAAGCGAGAGCAGAAGCAGAAGCCAAACAAGAGCAAGAACGACAGCTGAAAATAAAAGAAGCCCAGGCGAAACTAGAAAAAGAGAGATTGCAAAGAGAAAAAGAGCTCGAAAAGTTACAAGAGAGAAGACAGCGCGCAGAAGACGAACTAGCGAAAGCAAGACAAGAAGCGGAGAGGTCCGTACAGGGTGCAACCGCATCTTTTTCAACCGCTGGCGGGTCGTTTACAACTGCTGTTTCCGCCCAAGTAAACGAAGCTAAAATCCTCCGATCAATCAGCCAGCAGTCCCGTGATTTCTTGCAGCAAATAGTCGATAACACGTCGCGCATGATCGGTGGATCAATTGGAGGTTTCGCGTAATGCCTGAAATAATTGAAAAGCTGGAATCAAGAGCGATTCAGTCTTCAGGCGGACGGGGAACGGGTAGCCGAAAGTTTTTCGCGTCTGGATACAGCAACCCAAAACAAATACTAGAAACGTTCGGATCAAGTGTAGGTACTCTGAAAGTACCCGATAAGGGACAGCCATACCCCGACCTGCCTGGTCTGATCGCCAAAGATTTCAGCATAACCCCGGTACAAGGGCAAAGTGACGTTTACGAGATTGACTGGCAATATGAGATGATGTCGGTCGAATTTCTGGCACCTCCAGAAATAGAGCCACCTAGCACGCTGCCGAATGAAGTCGATTACGTTGAGTTTTCAATGGAGATCCGTACGGAGTTCCAGCTTGCCTGGCGGAGCAACCCTAACAGCCCCTCTCTTGGCGAACCTGATCCGGATGACGATATAGGCGGAACCCCGATAGACGCTGGGGGCAACCCAACCAGCATCATGAGAAGGCGTCAGGAATTAGTTGTAACCGAAACAGTGAACTCCGTAGATTTTGCCACCATTTCAAATTTCACTTTCAAGCGAAACAATGCGACCTTTTTGGGAACGGGTAAAGGTTCTACTCTTTACCGGGGAGCAAGTGTCCGGCGCACAGGCGTACAAGTTTTCATTATCGCGCATTCATTCGTTCACGATCAATTTTTCCATATGGAACAACAGCCTTTGATCGATCAGAACGGCGTCGCTGTAGACAAGAACAACGACGGACACGCAGATGAGGTATATTTCGTGCAACCGTTCCCAGATCTTG